GGGCAGCACATACAAGAAATGGCAGAAGAAATGAATAACTTGTCTTTCTTTGTACGTAACACACGTCATCGCCAATTTGAAGATACAGAAACAACTGGCATGGTTGAAAGCGCAGTAGAGCGTTATCGTTCGCTGCGTAATGGCCTTAATCGTATGAGTCGTACTCGCGGGTATCAAGAGTTTGCCGAAACATTTACTCCACAATCGGCCATTGAAGAAGACTACGACATTAATGAACTTAAAGAACGTTTTGTTCGCCGTATGTTTGATGACAGGTTAACTGCTGCACTACCGTATGTGTATCGTGCTTATCAAACACGTCAAGTTGGCGAAGATCGCTATATGTCTGAATTTTCAGGTTGGGTAGACCAAATTGAAGAACAAACAGTAGAAGAAGCCATAGACATGGAAGCTATGAGCCAATTAATGGCCGAACCCATCAAGGCCGGCAATGGCGGTATAGATGGTATTGCTGCTGTTAGTGCTGTAATTGATAATGATGAGCTTAATGATCTTATTGCTCAGGCAGCCCAAACACAAGGACCCGATGCCGATATCCGTAAAATCATTGATGATTGGATGATGGAAAACGATCCCGAATACACCACTCTCATGCCCATGACTAACCTAGCTAGTGTGGTCCCAAACCAAGACCAAAACAATCCAGCTGGTACTGGTACTGCTACTCGAGAGAGTCTTGAGTTCATAAAACGCCTAGCCGGCCTCAAATAACCCTTGTTTATATTTGGTAGATTTTAGCACTCTAAAGTCTTGACTTGATAAATAATAATGTTATACTGTACAAAGTGTATAGTATATCTAAACACTTCTAAGACCATCTTAATTATAAAGGACAATTCATTATGGCAACCACATTAGCAGAAATTCGTGCAAAACTAGCAGCAGCCGAAAACCGTGGCTCATCCGGTTCAACAAATGGTGATGGTGGAATTTTTCCACACTGGAACATTGAAGAAGGTACCAGCGCCAAAGTAAGATTTCTCCCAGATGCAGACCCAAAGAATACTTTTTTCTGGGTTGAACGTGCTCTTATCAAACTTCCATTTAGTGGCATCAAAGGTCAATCCGACAGCCGTCCTGTAATCGTACAAGTTCCTTGTATGGAAATGTATGGTAAGGACACACCTTGCCCAATCCTAGCCGAAGTACGTACTTGGTTTAAGGATCCTAATCTTGAAGAAATGGGTCGTAAGTACTGGAAAAAGAAGTCTTACCTGTTCCAAGGTTTTGTGCGTGAAAATCCACTCAAGGATGATCGTACACCTGAAAATCCAATTCGCAGGTTTATTATTAGTCCTCAGATCTTTAACTTGATCAAAGGCTCGCTAATGGATCCTGAGCTTGAGAATCTTCCTACAGATTATGAGATGGGTTTGGATTTTACTATTAGCAAAACTACCAAAGGTGGTTATGCTGATTACAGTACCAGTAAATGGGCACGTCGTGAGACGGCATTGGCTTCAGACGATTTAGCAGCTATCGAAAAATATGGACTATTCAATCTTGCAGAGTTCTTGCCCAAGAAACCTGGTGAAGTAGAGCTGCGTGTTATCAAAGAGATGTTTGAAGCATCAGTAGATGGCCAGGAGTATGATGTTCAACGTTGGGGTCAATATTACAAGCCTCCGGGCTTGGATGCTGGTCCTGCTCAAGACACTGATTCTACCTCAACACCTCCAGCCCCCCGGGCCCGCGCCTCAGCTGAGGAAGATGTTGGTGTTGAAGAAGATGTGGCGCCTACCGCCCCGGTTCGTGCTCCGCAGGCTGATTCTAAAACTTCTAGTCAGAAAGCAGAAGATATTTTGGCAATGATTCGTAATCGCCAAAAGCAGTAAGCAATACAGGGACGGCTTAGCCCGTCCCGCCCACTAACTAGGAGCATTAAATGGCAAAATCACATAAGATCAATGAGAGCTTTTCTCTGAATTTTTCCAGTCGCGAAGATGGCACTGGAGACACAGTCATGGACTGTAACATCAACTTTGATAACCCACGTGATGATAGCACTATCATTCACAGATTGAATACTTGGCTACAAGCAATTGGTAGGACTGACATTGTAGTACAGCCTCGAGAATATCCAAAAGGAATGAAATAATGGCAAAACCGTTTGACCTGTCGAAATTTCGTAAAAGCATAACTAAGAGCATTGAAGGCGTTAGCATTGGATTTAACGACCCTACAGACTGGATTTCCACCGGAAATTACGCCTTAAACTACCTAATTTCCGGTGCTTTTGACAGGGGAGTGCCTCTTGGTAAAGTAACGGTGTTTGCTGGTGAATCTGGTGCAGGTAAGAGTTTTATCTGTTCGGGTAACTTAATTAGGCACGCCCAACAACAAGGTATCTATCCTATCCTTATTGATACTGAAAACGCACTAGATGAAGACTGGCTTAAGGCACTAGGCGTCGATACAGATGAGAGCAAATTACTTAAACTCAACATGGCCATGATTGATGATGTGGCTAAAATGATTTCGGAGTTTGTTAAAGAGTACAAAACATTGCCTGAAGAGTCACGTCCCAAAGTTTTGTTTGTGTTAGACAGTTTGGGTATGTTGCTGACTCCTACTGATGTTAATCAGTTTGACGCAGGTGACTTGAAAGGTGACTTAGGACGCAAGCCTAAAGCCTTAACAGCTCTTGTGCGTAATTGTGTGAATATGTTTGGTAGCTTGAACATTGGCTTAGTAGCGACTAATCATACCTATGCCAGCCAAGACATGTTTGACCCCGATGACAAGATCTCAGGCGGACAAGGTTTTATCTACGCTAGTTCAATTGTGGTTGCCATGCGTAAACTCAAGCTCAAAGAGGATGAGGATGGTAACAAGATTTCCGAAGTCAAAGGTATTCGCTCGGCTTGTAAGATTATGAAAACACGCTATGCCAAACCCTTTGAATCAGTACAAGTCAAGATTCCATATAATACAGGAATGAGCCTATACTCAGGGCTAGTGGATTTGTTTGAAGGCAAGGGATTATTGCAAAAAGATGGCAATAGTCTTAAATACACTTTGGCTGACGGAACATCAATTAAGCAGTTCCGTAAGGCTTGGGAACGCAATGAGGATTCGAGTCTGGACAGGGTTATGGCTGATTTTGTGGCTAATCCACACCGGGTTACTAAAGAGGAGCCTTCGGAGGTTGTAACCGAAGCAGAGTGATGTCGGAGAGAATAAAAAGTCTTGAAGCAAGAATAGATAAATTATTACGTTATATAGAGTTACTAGATCAAAATTTACAAGAACTTAAAGACCAAGTTGAAACCAGAGCAAACATTGTACAGGCAGAAACAATAATTAAACGCTTATGTAAAACAATAAAACAGGGGACTAAAAATGACAACAGAAATCACAACAACAAACCATGACGTCAGTAATCAAGAAGAAATTGATTTAGGATTTGAGCGAGCTAATGAATTAGTTGATGAAATCTTTGATCAATCTGAAGAAATGGGCTACGATCCTGTTGCTGTGATTTTTGGATTATTTTGTCATGCCATACATTGTTTGAATGATTGTGGCTGGTCAACTCGTGATCTAGTTAACGAAGTTTTTAATCATACATCTGATACAGATGAACACCATGGAGAAACTTTGCAATGACAATTGATAGTGAAGTCTTGAGTGAGGCTTATTCAATTCTCAAACAATACATACCACAAAAGGATCGACAAGAAGCCGCTGACAATCTCATGAGTGTAATGGTTGACTATCTTAGTGACCAAGAACTCAAAGAGTTTGGGCGCACCGATGCTGTGCTGGGTCGTGCTTTCAAAGAGTACGCCGGCGACAGTGAAGATGACTACGACGAAGATTATGACGAATAATGTGGTACAATCGTGTAGTACAGGACATAGTCAATATTCCTGACTTTATTGCTTACTATGAAAATGAGCTAGCTCAAGCACGAACCGAATGTCAAATACGTGGTAGCGTAGAAAAGTCAATTAGTCAGCTACCTGGTATTACCGAGCATCGCTTTAATCAATTGCAAGAGATTGAAGCGGTGCTTAACTATCTCAACATTCAGCTACGAAAGATACGTCGTAAGTGGTTTGTTAAGTATTTGGAAAACTATAATCGTGCTCTAAGCAGTCGTGATGCTGAGAAATACGTAGATGGGGAGGACGAAGTAGTTGACTATGAAACCATAATAAATGAAGTAGCTTTGCTTAGAAATAAATACCTGGGAATACTCAAAGGTCTAGAAAGCAAAAACTTCATGCAGGGGCATTTGGTTAGGCTCAAGACCGCTGGCATGGAAGACTACTCAGTGTGAGCCAAACAGAAACTCGAGCACAAGAACTACTAGATTTATGGGACGCACTAAAAACTAGTCGAAGTTGTCGTCATGTAGTTGATATCCAAGAGCATAAAGATAACTTAAACAGCCTAGCTAATATGATTAGACTGGGTCTTTACGCTGAATACCGCCCAGATTTGTTAGAAGAAGCCTGCAATGAATTTGAATTAGAATACACAAAAGTCAAACATAAACTACACAATGACCTTATAGATGGTTTACGTAATAAATAATAGATTATGCGTGAATTACTACAATTATTTGAAAACGT